AAAGATAGTGAAAATGTCTCCAAGCGACAAAGACGATATTCTTTTGGACGTAGTTATACAGGGATTAACGAAAATGGTAAAAGGAACAGAAAAAAAATGAGTATGTTATCAAAAGCAATAGATAAATATCTTGCAAGAAAACTTAAAAAACACGGTACAAAAGGTGCTATTATATGGTTTATAGACCAGATAGTAAAATTAACACCTACTAAAAAAGACGATGAAATGTTTGTAAAAATAAAACAATTAATACAGGAGTATAAATAATGCATTCAATAATAGCTCTCTTAACAATGGCTTCTCTTAATAATGAGCCTATGGATTCTAGTAGTAAGCACTTAGATCAATACGCAATGATGGAAGACGTTAAAAAGAAAAAAAAGAAAGGTAAAAAAATCGGTGGATCTAAAGGAAAAAAATCTAAAAAAGGTTTTTTCTCTAAGATATTTGGAAGTAAGTAATGCCTAAAAGACTCTTGACAATTAAAGATTGGTCTGGAGGTATGAATAATCGTAAAGACCCTAGGGATATACCTGACAATGAATACTCTTATATACAGGATATGTCTATTGATTCATTAGGTAAAATAAAAAGTGCTGGTGGGCTATACGATGCAATAGAAGGTTCTGATGGGACTACGGATTTAACAGAGTACATTGTTAGTAGAACGGCTAACATACTAGGATCTGGTGGTTATGGTTTTTTTTATTTTGAATCAGATCATAGCGGAGCTTCTGAACAAACTATTACAGAAACTAAAAGTGGTACAGACTTAGCTCTTGGTACTGGCAATGGAAATATAAATTTTAATAGAGTAGCCAGTAGCGATGATACTCCTGCAGATATACCAGACCTACCAAGTTAAAGCAAAGATATAATGTCAACTCCTTCAAACAACTTTATGAAGTTAGTAGGTGGTACTGATAATGGCAACAGTACTATTTACACTGCGGACGACTCTGCCGTTCAAAACCTAATTAAAGTAGGCGATACTATTAAAGTATCTGGAACTGTAAATAATAATGGAGTTTATACAGTTACTGAAATCAACACCGATGGAACAGCATTAGGAAGTACTGGTGATGTATATTATTCTTTAAAAGGACAGATCTTAACTGATGAAGATTCTGCTGGTACTACAAAGCCCATTATAGAAGTTATACGAGCACCGGGAGATAAATTATGTGCTTTAGGTGACGTAGGCGAAAGTGGTGATAACGCTATTGACGTTTGGTCAAATAACGCCACGACTGATTATGAGGGTATAAGTCCAGCAAGTGCAGACGGATGGATTAAGAATGCGATTAACCCTACAGCGACTGGAGATAATGCTAAGTATATATATCACTTTGTAGATGAATCTTTACGAGTTTGTAATATTAATGAGGAAAACACAAGTTTTATAAAGTGGTTTGGTTATATACAAAGAACGCAATTTGCAAGTACATATGGTCTGAGCTTTGCGGGCTGGCAAGAGAATCCTAATACACTAGCCCCTCCTAAAATAGCGACTTCTTTTACTTATGCTTACATTAACTCTCCTGATGTTAATGGTACGAGTAACACCGCATTAAATGCAGATGAGCATGATCCAGCTCAAGCAACTAATTTTTACAGTGAAAATAGAGGAGTAGCAAGAGGTAAGAAAGATGAAGTTAGCCTTTTAAGGTTTAGGGCTGACACAGGTGAATTATCGAATATGTTAAATGCTGCTAAAAAAACATTTTTTGCTGGAGCTTTAAATGACAATGACAGCCTGTTTGATTTTGAAGACAATAACGGAGATGGTAGTGCTACTTTAATAGACACCGATGGTTTTGTAGCGGCAAACTCAGCTACGTTTGATATGAGTGCGGATACTGGAGTATTAACTAATGGGGCAGCAAGTCAAGGTTCCGTATCCCTTAGACTAACTACTGTTGTGGAAGCCACTTACCAAGTAAGTTTTGATGTACTAGCAGCTGGTACATCAAACATTAGCATTTCTTTAGGTTCTCATGCTACTAATTTTAATACAGATAATCAAAGTGGGGCTATTGCTCATGCCGGAGACACAGCTGGAAATACACTAATAGTTCCTTATACAGCTACAAGTACCGTAAGCTATTTAGTTATTAAGCTGTCATCTAGTACTTCTGGGCATCATGGCGATATAGACAACTTAACCATAAGAAGAGTAGATCAATTATCTTTTGAAAACACCAGTGCTTTTGAAAGATTAGATCAGGCTTCCAATGGAGAAATTATTACTATTGGGGAGGCATTAGGTGCTTTTCCAAAAGAAGTATTGTTTTGCACGAAAAGATCAGGCGGGCAAGGCGGTACTATTACTTACCAAAGAAGATATGGCGGTATACTAGATGGATCAGGTGTTCACACAAGTGGATCTGCTAGTGACCCTCATGCTTGTATACAAGGAGATAGTCCTATATTGGAAAGAGGGTTGGGTTTTAATGTTGGAGTTACAGATGGTACTGCTGATGGAGACTGGGAAGCGGGTACTTATGAGTTTTATCAAAGTTTTGTTTATGAAAACAATCAAGAATCTTTACCATTTCAAATGGGAGATGGAGACGGTGGAAGTGATTTAGCTGCTGGAACCCATACATCAGCTGGAGGTAAGGCATTAAGAATATCTGTGTATGCAGACTTAGCTTATAATGCTCGTTTAGTAGGGGCAAGGGTTTACACAAGGTTAGCTAATACAGATAATGATTTAACTTTATTGGTTGATATAGATATTGTGAAAGGTATTAAGATGACGTTTGATGGAGATCATGTTGGGTGGTCTTATCGAAGTGGCAAAGGATATTATGTAACAGGGCCCGCAACAGGAAATGCCACAACTCCTAATATAGACACTTATGACACTATCAATGGATACAGTCCTGATGTTCACTTTAATGCCTTTGGTGGACGAAATGAAATATACAAGTCTTCTGTTATTGCTAATAGAAGAACCTTTATTGCTAATGTAAAGTTAAAAGGTAAAAACATAGAACTTCAAAAACATGGCGATAGGTTGATGTATAGTGAGATTAATAAATTTGATACATTCTTAGAGCATAACTTTATTGACGTGTCTAAGGGTGACTATGGAGAGTATACAGCGTTAGAGTCTTATGCTGATAGACTACTGGCTTTTAAAAATAATTTAGTTCATGTAATTAATATTGCGAGTCCTAGTCCAGCAGGTTGGTATTTAGAGGACACTATTAAATATGCAGGTGTGAATTTTAGTTTTAGCGTTACAAAAACTAAGTACGGTATAGCTTGGGTGTCTGATGATGGTTGTTATATTTATGATGGTAATAGGGCTACAAACTTAATTGAAAAGAAAATAGCGACTAGCAGTGCTTCTTACACCTCAACCAATGTGGATTGGCAATCTTGGTATAGAGGTAGTGGAAATGTTAAAGACGTTATGATTGGATACGATGCTATTAGTAATTCTTTAATTCTGTTAAGAAGCCCTAATGACTCTACTACCAATTCTAACCAAGGCTGGATATATGATTTTGATAGTAATGGCTGGGTATTTCACACTAATATTTTTTCTGAAGATGAAACCTATACTAATTTTATAACAGACTGGAATAACAATTTAGTTTTAGGATTGCAAAATAGTAATGATGTGGATTTTAAAAAGTTTTTACCAGTAAGCAAATCATCATCTGGACAAGAGTTTGTGACAAAAGATATTGACTTTGGTGAGCCGGGTCTTATTAAAAAAGTGTATGCAGTTTATGTAACTTATAAATCAAGTGCTTCACAAACAACTCCTTTTAAATACGCTATTGACGGCAAACAGGAGTTTAGTGGAACTGGTGGAACTTTTACAGGAAACTTTGCCGATACTTCTGACACATGGGATGTATTAAAACTAACGCCATCATCTACTATTTCTTGTCAAAGTTTACAAATTCAGTTTGACCCTCCTAGTTCTGGAGTTTATGAAATTAACGATTTAAGTATAGAGTATAGAATCATTAGAAATAAAAGAGTTAGTTAATGCCATTAACTGAAAGAGACATTCGTAAAGTTATTAACACTAAACAAAGTACTGTTGAGTTCAATGGTATTCCTTCTCCAGCTAGTATGGTAGATGGACAGGTTGCCCTACATAAAAAAAGCAATTCTTTGTTAGCCTTGTATCGTAAAAAATTTGGTAAGCTTTGGAAAACTTATTTATCTGCAAATGGTGATCAAATTGTTGATAGAGACTTAAAGGTATTTGGAAAACTCAAATCAAAAGTAACCGCTAAAGATTTAGTGTTTGAACAGGGCCCAACTTTAGAAATAGCAAGTGGAGTTATTACAATCACTCATTCTTTGCATGAGGTAGAGGTTCAAGGAGCTAGTGGTGATGATAATTTAGACACTATTAATGGTGGTGTGTCTGGCCAAATTCTCATACTAAGGGCTTTTGATGGTGGCAGAACAGTTACATTAAAACATGAAGAAGATAATATATTTATAACAGGTGGAAGCGATTTTGAACTAAACAGTAGTAGTGATGTAGCAATATGCTTAAAAGACGGAAATGATTGGTTAGTTATTGTGACTGCTAGTATATAAAATGAAATTAAACTATTTATTATTACAAAAAACTTTCTTAAATTCAAGGGAATTACATCATGCACAAGAAATCTAACACTTATTCTAGTTCATCTCCCTTAACATCAGGCCCTAATATGACTGGTTACTATATGGGAAACTCTCCTAGTCTAATGTCTATGATGCAAACTGGAGANGTTGNTAACAAGTGGAGACGTTGCAATTTCAAGAGCCAAGCAAGGCGTTAAAGAGATTGATGCATTGGAATCAGCTCAAGAAAAAGAAGCAAAAAGACAAGCAAGAGGTAGATTATTTGGAGGAGTTGGTGGATTAGCAGGGGGATTATTACTTTCTGCTTTAATACCTGCTGCAGCTCCTGCTTACTTACTGGCTTTAGCAGCTGGTGGAGGGACGGCTTTAGGTAAAGGTTTTGGAGAAAGATTAGGGGCTGGTAGAGCTCGTAGATCTGAACAACCATCAGATACGTTTTTTTATGGAAAGAATTTTGAAGATATAGATGAAGCTAGTGAGGAATACAACCAAGGTATGCTAGAAAGAGCTGGTGTCTCTGGATTAAAGGCTGGATTAACAGCAGGATTAGCACCCGGTGGTGGAATGTATGGAACAGTACAGGGAGGGTTAAGAAATAAACTCTTAGATAAAGGTTTACTTGGTTACTCATCAGGTATTACACCCGGATCAATGCCGGCTTCAGCTGGTGCTGAATTTGCTGGAGACGTTGCCATTCCTGAATTTGACACATCCTTAGATGATTTCTCTGGTTTAGTAGCAGAAAATAATGCATATCAAAATTTTGATATGTCCTTGGCTAGACTTAATTCTTTAAAGTCATTACAAGAATCATCAGATAGCCTTGCTAGGAGTGCGACTTTACAACGCAATCTTGAGAAGTACTATCAGTCACTCGGAACAGAGGCTCCAGCGTTTGTAAATCGAGAGGATGGTGGTCTTATTAACTATGAAAATGGTGGCCCAATTAGGGAAGGTTTTGGAAGTTTTGGATCAGGTGCTTTTTCTAGTAACCCTGCAAATCCTTATTCTTATTATACACCTCCAACAGGATTTGACCCTACTCAAGATTCTGAGAAAGGACAGTTTTCACCATCATCAGCAGATACAGCTGGTTATAATACTAGTGCACAGGACATTGCAAGTAGTATGAACTTAAAAATAGACGATGATGCGGTTAGGTTTTATGAGGGTTTTGATAGGGGAGAAGTTAATCCACTTGTCAGACAAACTAGAGGAGACTTAGAACAAGCAAAGTCTGATACTAGTATGTTGTCTGCAAAGCAAGGTTTTTCAGGTAGTGGGGTACAGCAACAAAGTTTACTCGACTTAACTCAAACTTCATCTGACATAGTAAGTGAAGCTAGAGAAAAGTCTGCAGAAGATTATCAAGAGCGTATTAAAGAACAATTAGCTGCTGATTACGCAAGAGAGGGTGGCGGTGTTACGGATGCCGCTGGTACTACTGTTGAAGATTATGGAGCTGATGGAGAAGGAGTCGTACAGGCTATTACTAACCCGCCTACTGGATGGACTGGGGGAAATAGTCCAAGTGAGGGGACAACTCATCAAGATGAGTATGGTGGTACATGGACAGTCACACAAAATCAATTAGGTGATTTAGTGTGGTTGTTAACAAACGAAGGTTGAAAACATGGCTAACGGAGTAAAATCAATATACAGTAGAAGACAGCGTATGGCTCCCGGTCAATACGAAACACCCCTTGCAGATTTTCTAGATCGCTTACCAGATTATGTAGGTCAGTATCAAGCACAGAAATTAGAAGAAAAAAAATACAATGATGCTTTAAGTAGGCAAAAGTCTTTAGATAGTAGAAATGAAGAGAGGTATCAACAGGGTATTATAAGAGATGAGAATAGACTAAAAAGAAATACAGCTGATGAGTTGTTAAAAAACGAACAATACGATCAGGCAATTTCTATATATAATTCCTTAGGCGATAATATTGCCGCTACGGCAGCAGGTGAAGCAAGAACTAAAACAGAGGGTATGAATGATGATTTTGTAGATTTGAGAAATAGATTGCCAAATATCCCTAAAAGCTCTAGCGATATATACGCTTATATGGATGAAATAAAAGAGTTTGAAAATAAATATGATACAAAAGTTGGTGGAAAAATTGATAGTCAATTATTTCAAATTAAAAATACAGTAAGCTCTAGAATTAAACGAATGAATCAAGGTATGATACCGGTTAGTGAATGGCAAAATATGGGACAACAGGGAAGATTAGACTATACGGCTCTTATTGAAACAGAAAAAAACATAAAAGATTTAAGTGAAGTTGCTAGCAAAGCTACCGTG